CCTGTACCAAGGTCGACCTCGTTTAAACCATCAGCATCAATAAAGACACCATCAGGAACTACACGAGAAATAACTTGCTGCAGTTTTAGGTGTGTAATTTGAATCAAGTCGGCAAATGGAATCATTCTTCGTGTCAGAGATTCTATAACACCTTTATACATTCTTGGAGCACAGGCTACGTAATTAGGCATAGCGTGTTGTGTCGCAGACTTAGGTCGAACCATATTCTTTGACATCTCCCATTTTAAAAGGAAGTTGGTTCCCATAACCATAACGCCCTCATACCAAACATCAATAGTTTTTGAGACTCTTTCAAAGTTTCCTTCTTGCATCATTTCGGAAGGAGGGTTGAATGAATCATCCTTCTCTACCATTTTTAAATTACCCGAATCAGAAATCTTTTTCTTGTATACGATTTCTTTTGTGGTCTTATAGTTGAAATACATCAACGTAGCAGTATCTCTATAAAAAATATCATTCTGATAAAACTGTGCTATATTAAAATAGTCCCACCAACTTTGGCTATACTTAGATATCTCTTCTAAGTCCTCATTGGTTAGTGATGGGTCAATCTTTTTCAGGTCAATAATAGGAACTGTTTTAATCTCACCCCAATAGAAACAATCTTTGAAGTAAGGGCTTTCCGTATAACTATACACCACATTGGCGGGGTCTACATATGACAACTTAACACCATCTCCTTTTAGAAATTCGTGTTTAGCAATAGCAACACCAAGTACAGTCATATCATAATCAAGTTGTTTTCTGATGTCATCATAATGATTGGCATCGAAAATCGTATTGATTGCAGTCTCCTCTGCAATTTCAATTGCAGGTTTGTAGTTGAGTTGCATATACAACGCTAACTCTTCGTCATTATTAGGAAGTTCTTCAGGCTCTGTAACAAAGGGATTGGCTCCTGTTTTATCCATAATGGTTTGAAGGATTGGTTTAGCAACCATCTGTCCTTCAATCATATCCTGATAAGCACTTCTTTTTTCTTGAGACATAGCATCTTGTGCGTATGCTTTTACTTTGAAAAGTCTATCAGACATTCCGTTTACAACGATGTCAATAAATTTTGGTATGATAGGAATAGGTGTCCAATCTAAATTTAAATAAGACAAGTCTCCATCAACGGCTAATTCATTTTTGTATTTTGCCACTGATTGTTCTCCACGAGCATACAATCTAAGTTTATGGAAGTCTCTCCATTGACTATAGTATCTGCTTCCGTTGCCATCTTTTTTAAACCACTCATACTGAATGGCTTGCCCAATCTGTAACCCGAATTCTTCCGTAGCCTTTTCATTGTCTGAAACAAACTGACTCGGGAAGCCTGCAGATGTGATATTTATCTTAACATCCTTCATCTAATAATTTCGCTTATTGTTCCTTTATTACTATACCTT